CTGGTCTTGAGCAATCCACAAGATGATGCAAGTAGCGATAATAATAAGAGGGGTATAATCCATTTATTTCTTTTTAGCATCTGCTGTAAATATAAAACCTGCCCCTGTAGCTATAATAACACTTGCCTCTGTCCAGTTAGATTTATCTAAAAATACTGATACTAGTCCTGATATAATTATAATAAATCCTATCAAACTTGATTTCCAATTCTCTTTCATTTTCCTTGACCTTTATATTTCTTTAAGTAATTTTTACTACTTTTTATTTTAGAGCTTTTATTTTTAGAATGGCGACCAGGTCTACTAACCTTTTTATTTCCATTAAAGCTTTTAACTTCTGATATTTTAACTTTAGCCATCTTTCTTTACTATTTCTAATTCAATGCTTTTACCAACTAGCTTTTGTGTTAAATCCTTTTCCATAGAACCTAATATCCAGTTCTTTATTTTAGCTATTGTTGGATTAGGCTTATCTAAAAACCTAGACTTAGCAACCAATATACATCCTTCTGAATTTAAATGGGTATTACCTCCATGTATTCTAATTCCAGCAAATCCCGGTACTCCTAATACTTCTGGCATTATTCTTTTAAACCTAGGACTCATTGTAACTGATACCTCATAAATTCCATAAGGAATAGCAGTTGCAGCATATATCTTAGTTTTCTGTATAGTCTTTAAACTCATTGACTTCTTTAATCCTCTATCTGCATCTTCTAATGTATAGCAATAAAATACATCATCAATAAATAAAGATCCAATAGTCTCTGTAGAAGTAAATACTTCCCTAATTAATTTTAATTTCATTTACCTAATAAATCTTTAATAAAATTCAATATACCTAAACCAACTAATGTCACTAATGCGTAAAAATAAGACTTGTATTTTTTTAAATCAGTTTCTAATAACTCAACACTTTTCTTTGTTATATTATAATCTTTTACAAGACCTCTTTGGTCAGGAAATGAAGCGTTACCAGCTAATAGGGTATGTACATCTTTAACTAGCTTTTTAAGTTCAGTAAGTTCGTCTTTAATGGTTTCTATCTCTTGAGCCATTTCGTCTAATCTATTTTTTTCCAAGACAGTCATTATTAGAAGTTTTCTAACTTTTTATTAACAAAAACAAACCCTGTTATATCATTAAACTCACAAGAATAAATAATTGAATCCTGTTCAGCATATTTTAAATTCATTTTATAATCTAATAAACAAAAACTTTTTGAATCAAAGCCTGTTATCTGATAGGTAAACTTTTGTCCTATATCATAAAAACTAGATTTGAAATTACCTTGAATTGTAGCATTTAAAGTACCTATATTTTTTTGTATAGCTTGACCTATAGTACCCTGAATCCCATTTGATGCATCATCATTTATATACTGATACCACTCTGTAATTATTGCGTTTGTGACAACAGCTGCGTTGGATGCGTCATTATTTGATCCATCAAAATCATCATATCTAGCACCATAATAAAAAGATAATACTGATTTATTTTCAAATATTTCTTTATTGTTTATTTTATTTGCAAAATAAGACCTTGAAGTAATTGTTGAAGGAACAGAATCTATTTGTTCACCTTTATATACTTGTAATGTTAAATATTCTATATATATACTTCCACCTAATTGAAATGAATATGGTTGTAATATTCTTATTGTTAATTCTCCATTTTGTGGTATTATTAAATTTTTAAAGTTAGCTGTAGGTGGACTACCACTTAAAGTTGGTATTGTGTCAGTAAAAATAATACCTCCTACACCTGTATCAACTGTATATAAATATTTTGTATTACCATCTGGGTCATTATATTTCAATGTAACAAAAACTTGTGAAAAAGCCTCAAAGGTTGGGTCTGTACTTACAATAACAGCATCATTTCCATATAAAGCATTTGCTGATATAATATCTCCTTGAGATACATTAATTGGTTGTGTTTCCCAGTATTGTGTATAATCTAATGTAATTGGATAAGACCCAGTAGATCTTGAAATAAATCTTAATCCGAACCTTCTATTGAATGGTGAAACATCTAATGTTGGATATGTAGTTTTGCTATTTGGTACTGAATTAGAACCAACATTTGATATACCAGATGCTCTTAAAGTTCCAGTAGCTAAATCAAAACCCCAAAGAAAACTGTTATATGAATTACTAGCTTTTGAAGTGTTTGTAGATACATCTAAGTACTTATAAGGCAAAGAATAAATTACTTTTTGACTTTGTCCTATCTGCCTGAATGTTGATGAGTTTAATGCAATAGCAGAATCAGATTCTGTAATATCCCCTAAATATGTTTTACCAGAACTAGCATATCTTTTAAATACCCTAGATGATTCGTTTATTAATTGGTCATAAGAAGTAATATAAAATATCCCCTGCTTTTGATAAGCCATTAACCCAAACTGAGAACAAATTCCTGATAATATAGTAAAGTAATCAAAATAATCAGCTGGAGCATTTAATAAAGAATTTTTAAATATATACATCTCATCCATTGTTATCGTTTTCGATGAAGTACTTCCATCTGAATTGATAATAACATTTGGAACAGTTTTGCTATAAGGAAAATTTATTCTAACTTCAAAATCTAATTTAGAAGCATATACACTATCTAATAATAAATCCTTGATTGATATTTTATCAATAGCATTAAACCCTATATCTCTTACAGTATCTGATTCATATATAAGAGTAGATTTTATTAGTAATAAATCAGAAAAACTTAATGAAACACTAATAGGAGCTATTTCGTCTATTGTAACATCAGAAGTAGGTAAGTAATATCCCTTCCATCTAAGTACATTATCTTTAATTATCTCTAAATAAAAAGTATCTATATCGGCTAATAAAAACTCAGCTATATTAAAATCACCAATAGTTTGTAGTAATAAATTTAAATTAGTGACAGACCCAATAACAGGCTTATAAGAAGAATTACCTTGTCTATCTGTTTCGATTGTTAATGGAACACTATCTGATGTCAGCTCATAAATAGCTCCAACATAATCTTTCTTATAAATAAATGCTTGATATTGCCCAACAGAATTTGAATAAACATCAGAAAACTCTATTTCATATTTTTTTGCGTAAGCCATTAATAATATCCGTTTCTATTTTTTGATGCCCTATTCATTAATATTACTAAGTCATTACCACTAACTCTAGTTTCTAATTGACCAACCATATTACCATTGCCTCCAGTATCAGATATAAGAGACTTTAATTTATCTAGTGGAGCGACAACCTCTGGATTATTTTTAGCACCAGCGTATTCTCCTATTAAGGCATTTGTAGGGCCAGAAACTATACCTCCATCAGCAAATTTAACTCCACCTAATGTTTGAAATCCTTGAACAAAGTTTTTACCAAAATTCTTAAAGTCTGCTAATCCAATAGCCGATAGCAATGCAACTAATATTAATGCAGCAAGAGCAGCAGCAATTAACTTCTTTATCATATCACCAATAGCCTTTGCCAAACTTTTAAATGAAAGTTCACCAGTATTTAGCATAGTTAAGAAGGCATTTGTTAAATCTCCACCAACCAATCTAATTGCAGACTTAGATAATTCATCTAATCCCTTGTATGATTCTTTTACTCTCTTAACAGCATCTCCAATTTCAATAACTTTATTTTTTGTTCTAGTAAGGAATTCCTCATTACCTAATTCTTGACTAGCATTAAATGTATTTTGTTGAGTTTCAGTAGTCATTTTAGCAGCTACTGGTTTTATAGCACCTAACTGAAGTCCCTTAAAATCTTTATATAATTCTTCGAGTTTTTTAGATCTTGGATCTTCGCCTAATTCGAGTAATTTTCTTATTGTATCTGCAACTGCATCAGCTTTTTGTTTTGCTCCTTCAAAGAAACTTATTGATGGATCTCCAATAATTCCTCTTAACTTACCTTTTAAATCTTCGTATGCCTTTGCTAATTTATCTACTGAATCAGTAGTTTTCTTTGTTTTTGTATCAGCAAATTCTAATTCTGAAACTGATTGTTTTAAATTAAAATTAAAATCTATTAACTTATCTGTAGCAAACTTATTCTTATTTGCAAAGTCCTGGAAATTTTTACCAGATTGTGATATAGCAGCACCTAATGCGGGATTAGTAAATGAAACAAAACCACCTATACCAGAAGTTATATTTTTTATAAAATTGCCAAATAGGTTTATTACTTGATTAAATACTGCTTTAAATATATTTAATATTGATTTACCCATTAAATTAAAATCGCCACTTATTAATCCAGTAGCTAATTTAACAAGATTGACAAAAATGGATAATGCGTTAGTTAATATGTCCTTTATAAATGTAAATGTTCTTGAAGTGCCACTTGTAATATCATCACCAAATTTATCCCATATAGCCATTATAAGGTCAACGTATGCGTCAAAATATCCTTTTATAGCATTGAACCCAGTTATTATACCAGATATTACACCATTTAATATTTCAGAGGCTGGAGGTCTACTTAAAAAGTTTACTAATTTACCTATAATGTTTTCACTATCAAGAGCCATCTTTTGTATAGCTCCACCAACGCTTTTACCATCGCTTTGAACACTCTGTGCCCAATAAGCAAATATTGTTAACCCAGCAGTTAAGAATGAACCAAGTAATGATATAGCAGCACCTACCCCAGCAGATATACCACTAAGCATAACCAACTGGTCAATAAGTATAGGTATGTTGTTTGATATAGCTAATAATCCAAGACCAAAACTTTGAGAGAAAAATCCAGCATCCCTTATTACCTGCCCAAAAGCAAAAGTAGCAAGTCTAGCACGATTCATATCCATACCAACATTGGCTATAGTTTTACTAGCATCTTTAAAACTTGTACTAGCTACTGCACCTGCTTTCTTAAATGACGAATCTAATTTAGCTAACGTAGCCTCGATATTTTTTATCTTAGCTGTTAAATCACCTAAATCTGCTGTTATCTTGACTTGAAAATTACTATCCATTATCTAACTTTTTAACGACCTTTTCAAAGTCTTGTTTTGTTACTGGTTCTAACTTAGGTTTTTTGAGTTTACCTAGTCTATCTGTCCAAAGAGGGAGAATCTTATCGGGAGTTTTTTGGTCTTGCTTCTTTCCTACGTTTGAATTATAGATTATAGAAATTATCGACCTAGTATGTTCCCAATTCTTCGTTTGTCTTTTAATAGAACCATAGGCAAATCTATTATAATCAACCCATGTCATATCGTAGAATTGATCGGGAAGAAGTCCAACATCACATATAGCAAAGTCTAACACCTCTTCCCAACCTATTTTTTTGGCTTTACGGATTTAGATGATGATGGAATATCTGGGTTAATAGCTTCTTGAATATCTTCTATACCCTGTGATACCTTTACTGATTCTTGGAATAAATCAATTACATCTGTTACTTGGATCATTGGCATATCATCTACCCATACCAAAACATCATCCATAGTAAAGTCCATGATTTCCTTTTTGATATAAGAGTTATTCTTTAATCCGCAATAGATTAAATCTGAACATAGCTTAATAGGGTTTTCCTCATTAAACTCAACAACACCAGTACCATTTATCTTTGAATACTCCATTAATGCGTAATTACCAAACTTGATACCACGCTTTTTACCACCTAACTCTAATTGTATATATCCTGCACTCATTTTATTTTTTCTTTAAGTAATTGTGGTTACTATCAGAAGAAATTAATTAAACAGTTCCTTGAGTAAGTGCTCCAGTTCCTTGGAAAGATACGCTATAACCAGATGGTGATTCCATATCAGCTGTTTGAGAAATAGAAGAAATGAAAGCGTTACCACTTAATACCATATCTCCAGCAGTTGATGTTGAGAAAGTTACAGCTACAGCAGTACGAGCAATAAGCAATGCAACAAGCTCATCAGTTTCTACACTTGCAGAAGATGCGTAGTCAATAAGACCATCAGAAGATAAAGTAAATCCTCTTACACCTGCGAAAAATTCACTCCATCCAGCAGAATCCTTAGTGGTTGCATCTGGTAGATCTACAGTTAATTCTAAACTAGCAGTAGTAGCCTTTAACAAAGGTACACCACCTACTTTAATTACTAAATTTGTTCCGTTAATTAATGCCATTTTATTTTAATTTTAATTGTTTATAATTTGTTTATGCTAATGCTAATGCTAATATTTCAGTTCCTTGCAGAGTACCAGAGTAAGTAACAACATCTTCCATAGGAGAATCAATAGTCATATTAGATACGTAAACGTAACCATTAAATACTAAAGCACCTTCCAGGTTATCTGTAAACTTAGCCAAGAACCTTGTTCTATTATTTATTGCTGCTGTAATCCAAGCAGGGTCAATATAATCCTCGTAATCTACCAATCCTTCAAAATCTAATGTAAAGCTACGTGCCCCCATAATTGATTCTGACCAACCAGCCGAAGTTCTTGATGTTACATCTATTGGATTTGCCTCTATGTTTAATGTAAAGCTACGAGAGTGCCCAAATGCATAATTAGTACCTCCATCTACGGCATACAATACTAAGTTAGTTCCGTTTACTATTCCCATTTTATAATTGTTCTACTATGTTTCTAATTCTAATTATTTTTACAACTTCATAAAATCCTTGATACAGATTCTCAATGTAATTACTAGATTCTAATTGGTTTGTTATAACCTTAAAATCAGGTGCTGCATTTGGTAATGATGACCTATTTAATAAAAGTTGCATTACTTGGTTTGATATATTATCTGCATCAGACTTACTATAACTTGTAGCATCCGTTCCTGTAAATGCTTGTACCGTTACAACACAATTACTATTGAAGTTACTTTTGGTAGATTCATCTATAACATTAATGTTAGATATTTGTATGTAGGGATAATTTGCAGTATCGGGAATATTATCATAAATAGGAACAATCGCTGAGTTAACAGTAACCATACCATTTAATTTATTAAAATAAGCCTTCCTTAAACTATATCCTACGTCTTTCATTATTCTAATACTGGTATTACTTCTTCTGCAATAGGCTCAA